CAGAAAATAATTCCGCTATCAATGACGTGTATGTTGTTGAAAATATTGAACTTCTCAAACCTAAAATTACAAGCATCGTTGAAGAAGTAGTTAATCAATACACTGTATCAGTTGCTGCACAGTTAAGAAAAATTGAGTAAAAGTATGAGCCTAATGGCTCTGCTTTTGTTCGTTCACAATCACGGCGACCTATGCGACCCGACCTATGCGACCCGCAAAAAACACCTGTATTCATTAGGATATTAACAAAATTGTTATTATATTCGTTAACAAACAAATTCAAATGGAAAATAAAGATTACCTACACTCGGACTTATTGTCCAAGCCCTGCAATTTTGATGTATTTCAAGAAACCTATGAATCTATACGTAGATTATCTTGGGCTATGAGCGAAAATCACTGTAAATCTCTTGGAATAACAGGCAGACAAAAGGAAGAATACATGGATGTATTCATTAATGAAATCGAGCCTATCATTCTGAACATTGTAAATTACGCTATAGATAAATTTGAAAAGTAATGGACATAGAAGAGCTATATAACGCTATTAAACCGCATAACTTAAACAACATGGAAGAAGACTATAAAGACTCAAGAATAGAGGCGCTAACAAAGCGTATAGAAGAACTGGAAGAATCTCTGGCTAACGCAAACAACACGATAGCATATTTAATACAATTTAAAATGACGGAAAATGATTAGAAAAAAACTGGTGTCTGAGGTTATAGCTATGCTGAAGCTAACGGAAGCACCATTCTTTGCAATTGGCAACTGCTATTATTACCGCAGAATATGTGTCGACCTTAACAGGGGATATGAAAATGTATTTGACACATCAACGGATATATGGAGGCCATTAAATATACACGAGTTGAATATAATCATCGACAAGGGCTTCAGTAAAGCTAATGCATACCTTGTTATCAAGAACTCGCAAAATCAGCTTAGAGACAGCCGCAATGCCTTTCACATAGCTTCTATAAAAGGTAATGATAAAGACAAACACAAGTACTTCAAGAAAGCAATTGAAGCTATCAATAAACTCAGAGAAATGGTTGGTTATTAACCATTTTGTTATTATATTTGTTAATAATCTAATTTAATTCTAATGAAAACAGAAAGATTGAAGGAGTTGTACTTACGCTACGAACTCACAAAGGACGATGTATTTAAGCATCAACACTATGTAATCATTACTCGTTCGGGTATTGATAAAATCCAAGCAAAAGAAAAGATTAGCATACACTACGATGTAGTTAATTGTGAATCTCATTTCTGCGTGGTAAAAGCAAACGCTAAAGCTGGGGACACAGACATTCAAACGTTTGGTTCAGCACTTAAAGGTTCTACACATCGTGATGGAAACTGCAACACGTGGTATGTTATGGAGATGGCTGAGAAACGTGCAATGAGTCGCGCGGTACTGAAGCTTACAGGATTTTATGAACTAGGAGTGTTCGGTGAAGATGAGAGCGAAGACTTCAAAAAAGGCGGTGCATCATGGCAGAAGTAAACATTAAAGACGCGATTGCACGTATGCAATCCGATGAGGAATACTACGGGGAATTTGGCTCGCAGTTTCTTCACAATAGTGACATCTACACCTTTTTGAATAACCCCCAAGACTACGGCACAAAGAAAGAGGATACAGTTCCTATGATGTTTGGTCGTGCATTCCACGAACAGGTTTTATTCAACAACGCATCTCAAGATTACGTTGACGCATCTACTAGAAATACCAAGATATACAAAGAGCATCTTGAGTTCACAGGAGAGAAGTTAACCCTGTTGAAGAAGGAGTATGAAGACATCAAGTCTTTAAAAGAAAAGACCATAGCACACATCATTGTAAAAGGTGTACTAGGTGACTCTCGTATAAAGAAGGAAGTTCCCAACCTTGGTTCTTTGACCGATAGTGGTATACTATGGGCTTGTAAGGCTGATATTGTCACTGATGAATACATCTATGACCTCAAGACAACATCAAGTTTAAGTGGTTTTAAGAAGAGCGCACGTATATATAATTACGATAGCCAAGCATACATCTACTCTACATTATTTCAAAAACCCATGCGGTTCATTGTTGCGGAGAAAGGCACTGGAGCAATAGGTTTGTTTGATACAAGCGATGAAGCATATCATCGTGGTAGAGAAAAGGTCTTAGAGACCGAAGCACTGTACAAGAAGTACTTTTTGTACAACGAGGATGATATTTCAAACTACTACAAGTATGATGAAATATAATCCCGAAGGAAGATTGTACTCAGCCATAGGCTAGGGTATTGCGATTATCATTTTACTAATCTTATTTAATTAACTATGTCATCATTAATTAAGGCATCAATCAAGACGTCGGAACTAAAGAAAATCGACGCAAACAAAATTGTAAAGGGAGAGAAAGACAACTACATCCCAATTACTATATCGGTAGACGATGAATCAAGGTATGGTCAAAACGTCTCAATATATATTGAGCAGACAAAAGAAGAAAGAGAGGCAAAGACCCCTCGTCAATACATTGCTAATGGTTCGGTAATCTGGACTGACGGCAAGATTGTCAAAGGTCAACGTGAAGAAAACAACGGTGGTGGTGGAAACACTAAGCCAGCACCTAGTCTTGGCGGTGGTCTTGACGACCTACCATTTTAATCATTACCCCGAAAGCCTTGAGGTGAGTAGGGGTAATTTAAATCTTCGATAATGAAAGCAAATGTAATACAGTCTATAGCTGAAGCAGTAGCAGACTACTACGGAATAGAAGTATCAAAAATTTTCCAAAACACCCGTAGAAGAGATATAACGGACAAACGTGCGATATTTCACTTCCTGTGCCACAAACACACCGACCTCAGCCTTCAACAAATAGGTAGGTTCGCAGAGAACTATGATAGAGTAGCATACAATCACGCTACGATTATACACAACATAAAAAAATCCCGCAATCTCATGAAGGTTGACAAGAGATTTGCAATCGACCTACTTCATCTCGATGCCTACGTGACCAAGAATATTATAGTCAAGAAGGAGAAAGAAATCGTCATCAACAACAACATACAAATGATGCTTGAGAGATGGTTTGAATATGAGAGTAGAGAGTACCTTGACCTGTTATCTTCTATAGCAGAGATACTACACAAGGAGGATAATTTAGATAACATAAAAACTTGGATTAGCAAATATGAAGGGGTTCATCAAACTACATAGACAGATTATGGAGTGGGAATGGTATCAAGACGCTAACACAAAGTCTGTCTTCATACACCTACTTCTAAATGCGTGTTACGATGAATGCAGATTCATGGGTCAACCTGTTGAAAGAGGCCAATATATGACATCTTTATCACGTCTTGCAAGAGATTTAAACCTCAGCGTTAGACAGGTCAGAACGGCACTGACTAGATTAGAAAAGACTGGTGAAATCGACACGCGAACGACAAACAAAAGTACACTCGTAACTATCTCTAACTATGGAAGTTATCAGATAGATGAGTCTACTAAGAAAAAGAAAACGACACGCAAGCGACAAGCAGTCGACACGCAAACGACAGACATAAATAAGAAAGAAAGAAAGGAAGAAGAAAAGAATAATACTACTTTCTACAATACGGTTAGAACAGAGAGTATATGGGTTACACAGGTAGCCATGCAGTATCACACTAAGATACCAAAGGTCTTAAATGCTTTAGAGAGATTTCACAATCACCTAAACATAACACAAGACAACAAACGAACTGCGAGGGATTTCAAAACACATTTTGTAAATTGGATAAAATACAACCTCGAAGACTCTAACCAGTCATTTGGTAATTATAAATGGAAGTGGAAGGGTCAAGCAATGAAAACAGGAAACAAAGAGGAATACGAACGAGACAAAGCTGCTTTTGACAAGCCCGGTTTTGACTTTCAAACGCTAATTTAATGGAGATAAATGGATTCGAAGTAGATGAATTTAACATCTACAACATCGACACTAAGGCTAAACTATCAACTTGTCCTAAGTGCTCTCACAACCGCAAGAAGAAAACTCAAAAATGTCTAATGCTCGATTGGGAGCGTGGACTTGGAACGTGTCAACACTGCGGAGAAGTTGTACAACTACACACCTACACAAAGGCATCTACAGGTGTATCGTACGCGATGCCACCAAGAAAAGAAAAGAAAGAAGTCCTATCACAAGTGTCAGAGTACTTTTTAAAAAGAGGTATATCAAACGAGACACTAAATACATTTGGTGTAACCAATGGAATGGAGTTCATGCCACAAGTCGGTGAAGAGGTCAATGTAATTATGTTCAACTACTACGTAGGAGAGGAGATTATAAACATAAAGTATCGTGATGCTCGCAAGAACTTCAAGATGTACAAAGGAGCGCAAAAAACCTTTTACAATATAAATTCTATAGCTGGAAAGGACACTTGTGTAATCGTAGAGGGAGAAGTTGATGCGATGTCTTTCCACGAGGCCGGAGTTACCAATGTAGTAAGTGTACCTAATGGATTCAATGCTACAGGTCAAATCAATCTAGACTATCTAACTGATTTCTACCATTACTTTGAAGACAAAGAGCGCATATACCTTGCCGTAGACAATGACGAGGCTGGTGAAAACGGTCAGAAAGAATTGATTCGTAGATTCGGTTCTGATAAAGTCTACCTATGTGACCTAAAGGATTGTAAGGATGCTAATGATTATCTAATTAAGTACGGTAAGGAAGGGTTAGCACAGGTTATTACAACTGCATCACCATGCCCAATCGATAATGTTATACGGGTTTCTGATATGGAGTCTCAACTAGATGACTTCTACAAAAACGGTATTCAAAATGGATACAAGATTGGCATCACAGACTTTGATAATATATTCTCTACATACACTAAGCAGTTTATTGTAGTGACAGGTTTCCCATCCAGCGGAAAGAGTGATTGGGTTGACCAAATGACAATAGGGTACAATATGATGTATGGTTGGAAAACAGCCTACGCGTCAGTTGAGAACTTCCCTCAGTACCTACACGTAGATAAACTGATAAGAAAGCTTTATGGAAAGACACCTAAGTACGAAGAAACTAAGAAGGAACATTGGAGAAAATGTGTAAACCACATTGACCAAAACTTCTTCTTTATGGACTTTGAGGATGGCTACGACTTAGATAAAGTATTAGCAAAAGGACAGGAATTGGTAAAAAGAATGGGTATAAGATGCTTGGTAATTGACCCATACAACAAGGTTAAGGACAAGGAGAACATCAATATGTCCATCAATGATTACACCAATCAATACCTCAACAAAATTGATAATTTCTGTAAGAAGAACGATGTACTTGTTTTACTCATAGCACACCCAACCAAACCTCAAAACGACAAAGGAAAACTACTTGAGCCTACATTCTATGATGTCAAGGGAGGTGGTGAGTTCTACGATATGTCACCTCACGGTATACTCGTGCATAGAGATTACGAGATGGGCACAGTGAAGCTTAAAGTCCTTAAGGTAAAGTTCTCTAACCTTGGAGAAAACCAAGCCCACACGCACTTTTACTACAATGTGAACAATGGAAGATACACCGCTATCGAAGCAGGTCAACCGAAATGGGATAATGAAAACTGGATTTCAACTGAAGAAAACCCGTACACCCAGACCAAGATTTTAGAAAGTGAATTTGCTAACCTAAACGACGCGTTTTAATGAGCTTAATACGAAACCATAGAGAGGTAGTCAAGTCTATTGATTTCACAGGTGTACAAAACGGTAAGATACATCCAACTGATATTGATTGCGTTCTTGAGTTTGATAACGACATACTAATTCTAATAGAAACGAAAAAGGCTGGTAACGAAATACCTACAGGACAGCGAATTTTATTAGAGCGGTTAATTGACAGTTGGCACACAAACCACGGAATAGCGTTAAAAGTGGAGTATACTGATGAGGAAATAGGAGCTGTAAGCATAAAGCTTAATAGATGCCTGGTAACAAAGTACTACATAAACAAAACATGGTATGACGCGCCCATTCCCACTAAGATGGTTGACTTTATAAATACATTAGGCGAAAAATGGAATAATGAAAAATGTAGATTCTGATTACATGAGCTTTGTAGATGCTACAAGAATATGCTTTAAAGAAAGGGTTTTTATTTATAGAGTACCGATATCAAATGACTCTATGAAAATAGAAATAGACTACAAAGGCAAGAAAAAACTTGGCACTGAGATATACAGGTGGAAAACAGACCAAGATAAAATGGACAATAAGATAAAGGAGCTATATGAAACCATTGCAAAACAGATACAAAATAGAGAATAAAGAGTATGTATATGACCCGTTGATGCTGAGGTTTCATTACAACACGTTCACAATCATGAGCAACGAAGAATTTATGGAAAATTTACCAAAGGCATTACACTTCGCTTGCTTTATGAGTTTTATACTTAAACTTGACCAAATAGTAACACTTTCTGACAGAGGTATAATACACGAGCTAGTACATTTGTCTAATACAGGAACTAAACAGTTTTCTGACATCACTGAAGTGCGAGAAAAATTTGATGATTTGTTTGGTGATATACCAGATAATTTCGATATTAATGCCAAATATCCAAAAAGCAGTGGACAACAAAATAGCTAATGTGCTCGATTTCAATAAGTCCTTTGGTCTTATAAAAAACAATGAGCCATCACTAATAGCAGAATCTGAGTTTAATTTACGTCATAAACTTATGACCGAAGAACTCTCAGAGTACCTTGAGGCGTGTAAAAACAATGATTTAATAGAGGTGTGCGACGCAATCGTAGACCTCTTGTACGTTTTAAACGGTATGGTAGTTGCCCACGGTATTCAACATATTATTGAGGATATGTACAACGAAGTACACCGTTCTAACATGAGCAAGTTAGAAAACGGAAAGCCCTTGTACCGAACTGACGGTAAAGTCATGAAAGGCTCGGAGTACTTCAAACCCAATTTAATTAAATACATCAATGAATAACATTAACGAGTTTATTGACGAAGTAATGTCTTCGTCAGACACGAACAAAGAAAAGAAAAACAAATTGCTAGAACACGATAGCAAGATGTACTGTTATCTCGGCATTGACTCTACAAAAAAAGAGAAAGAAGATGTCAAGAAAAAATCACGTGCAATCTATCGTGCTATAGCAAAGTTCGACCCTCTACTAGGGAAGAATTTTTTATTGTACTTAGATTAAATGTCCTCAGAAAGCCGCCTCAATTTTTTAACAAATTCCTTTGATAATATACATCAAAAGCTCAACGACGCTTTTGAAGAAATTGCTGACGGTGATTTTGAAGATGGACAAAACACTCTAAACTCTATTATTTACGATGTTCGTGAAATCAAGAAGATTATGCGACCATGAGTAAAAGAAGAGTAAGAATATCCGCAGAGGAAGCATCATATATGGGCATTGATGTTTCTCACTTAAAGGCAACACCAAATACATCAGTTCCATACCGAACATACCTCAACGAAGAACAACTAAAAGAATTAAGTGAGTTTAGACATCGCGGTTTAGCTACTCACGCTAAAGCTAGGGGTATTGATTTTGACTCAGTAATAGAATACTGGGATAAGACAAAAGAATACTCAGTAAGAGTAAGGCCTGAAGTCGTACAAGTCAAAAGCATTGCAGATGATTTGTTTAGTGAAATGAAAGAGTACGCACCAGTGTACCCTGTCATTTACAGAATACAACCCAAAGAACCACACCTCCTCGTAATAGACCCCGCAGATGTTCATATTGGTAAGTTAGCCACCTCGTTTGAAAGTGGAGAGGATTACAACTCTGAAATCGCAGTCAAAAGAGTACTTGAGGGTGTTCAGGGTATACTTAACAAGTCAGCAGGTTGGTCTATCGATAAAATAGCACTCATTATAGGTAACGATATACTACATATAGATACCCCAACAAGAACCACAACTTCCGGAACACCCCAAGACACAGATGGGATGTGGTATGAGAACTTCTTGAAAGCAAAGAAACTATATGTTGATGTCATTGAAATGCTTGTTACTATAGCAGATGTACACGTAATGTACAACCCATCAAACCACGATTACACAAATGGTTTTTTTCTTGCAGATGTAATTAAGACTTGGTTTAATAACAATGAAAACATCACGTTTGATACATCTATATCACACCGTAAGTATATGCTGTACGGTCACAACCTTATAGGAACTACACATGGTGATGGAGCTAAGGCAAACGACTTACCATTACTAATGGCTGTAGAGGCTAAAACAGAATGGTCTTTATCTAAACATAGGTATCTGTATACACATCACGTACACCACAAGTCCTCTAAAGACTATATAGGGGTAACTGTTGAATCCTTACGTAGTCCAAGTGGCACAGACTCATGGCATCACAGAAAGGGCTATCAGCACGCCCCAAAAGCCGTTGAGGGTTTTATTCATCATCCTATACACGGTCAAGTATGTAGGTTAACACATTTATTCTAATGTTTATAATCACATTACGTTGGCCTCATGAGGGGGTGGTACTAGGATATGAAGTCTTCTATCCTACAGAAAATGAGAATTACTACACATTTAGAGTTCACTTACTATTAATTTCTATAGCATACGAGTGGGGGGAAGACTATAATCCGTATATTTGATGTATAGCACGTATTTCCTACTTGCAATTTGTTTTCATTGTAAAAACCCTCGGTAATTTACTGGGGGTTTTTCTTTAAATTTGAATATGAAGCCAAGCAAAAAGATATTCGTGAACAGAGAGCCAAACGATGACGACTTGGAAGTAATCAAAGAACTCATTAAGACTCACGATATAAAGAAGTACGTACCAGATTCGTATGTGTACATACAAATAAATGAAGGTGAGAGTGTAGAGGTATTGAGATTTCCAGATGGAGCGGTTCATAAGACTATGAAAGAGTACCAACTGGAAGCAAAGCAAGCCGTGCAGTTTATATATCACACGATTGAAATAGAGCAATCAATAAAAGAACTTCAGTATTGGTCAAGTATAAATCAATACAAGAAGTATATTCCCGTGATAGCTGAAGCTAAAATGAAAGGTGGTATGGAAAAGGTATATGCTGATTTTGCTATATACGCTAAAGACCAAGTAGAAGCTGGTATTACGCTAAGCGACATGGACTTTGAAGAATACTTATACTTAGAAGATGTAGATGAGGAAGAAGAGACAGATTACACGCAGTAAGAAAACAACGGTAGATGGTATTCAGTTCGCCTCTAAGTTAGAGAGCCATATGTATAAACTACTAAGGGCCTACAAAATAGATTTTAAGTACGAAGGTGAAAAGTATATATTGATAGACGACTTTCGATTTGAGTCTTCATCATTTGAAAAGACTGCTGCAAAAAAATATCTACACGACAGGGGTAACAAAAAAATTCTACCCATATCATACACACCAGATTTTATTGATGCTCAGTATCCACCTCGTTATATAATAGAATGCAAGGGAAACCCAAACGAACGATTCCCACTGGTATGGAAACTGTTCAAGAGATACATACACCTTAAAGGATGGGACACTAAATTATACATGCCCCGCAATCAAAAAGACTGCGAGGCTGTTATTGGTCTGCTCAAAGAAGCTGGGTTTTAGAATTGGTCTAAAAGATTTCTTCGTTCTACACCTTGTTCTTTTTCTTCTTCGGTAGCTTTGATTTTCATATTAGGGTCTTTAGGGTCAAAAGACATCTTATCTGTACCAATAGCATCATAGATTTCCTCAAGCTGACGCTCCATTTTATCAGCAACCTTATTTATATCCTGCTTTGGAACACCGGGCGCCATAGCTGCTACTAGTCTTAAGTACAGCAACATGTTAGTAGCGTCATCTAATCTTTCCCTTATCGGCTCAGAAGCAGAAGTAATAGCTACTCCTGTAACACCTTGTGCAGACATGGTATTCCGCTTGTATATCATACCCTCATTTGATAAGCTAATCGCACGATTTAAATTCTCATATTCCTGTCCTAGAATACTTAAAATACCAGCATTATTACCAATAAAAGAGTACAAACCATCTTTAGTCATTAAGCTCTTGGTGTCCTGTGTTAGAAACTCAGTCACCTTTAAATCCTCCATCTCTAAAGAAGTCATACCATAATTCCACATAGCTTTCACCATATCATCAGCTAAGTCTGGTCTTGGTAATGGATTCATCATTTTTGATAAATCTTGAACCACCTTCTCTGCAATGTTAATATTGTATGGACTAATCTTAAGCTTGTTTTCATAGGTCATCAAAAGCTCTCCAATGTCTTTAGAATTATACTCTATTTGTTGTAGATTATCTTGAACAATGGTTAGAGTCGTTTTGTATTCCTCAGTGGATTTCGATTTATCTGGGTCTAGTTCTCTTATAGCTTCAATGCTTAAATCTGCAAGTTCACGGTTTTCTATTGGTAATAGGTTGTTACCAATCACCGATGACATGCCACCGTATCTCTCAATATCATCCTCATCTATAGCTCCAAAAAGACGAGCTAAACCGGCAACACCTTGGTAAATACCAACAACTCCGACAGCTTTTAATCCCTCGAAATATGCAATTTCTCGAACTTTACCTTCCAAAAACCTGCGTGATTGCTGTTTCTGTTCGGGGTCAAGCATTGGGTCTTTAAGCTTCTGAAGATTAGCTAAAATTGTAGAACGTGTGTTAAAGGTAAAACTACCAAACGGTACAACAAACTTTGTTATGTTGTTACTAAACTGAGTAGTGTAGTCACCATATAAACCAGCTTGAGACGTTGAGGTGGTTTGCTTCTGTGTCTCGTCAATTTTCTGGTCAGCATAATTTATTGCCTCTATATTTGGATTTTTGTTTTCGTTCTCCCAAAAACTCTCATCATACTTAGCACCCTGCTTAATGCGGTAATCAATATATAACGACTCAAAAGTTGCGTTTGCAGCAGCACGGTCACCATTGGCTAACATTAATTCTAAAGTTGCTTCATTGGACGAACTTAACAAGTCCATGGCTTGTTTTATGGTGTATAGTACAGGACTCTTAGAATCAGGTATAAGACCACGATTGTAAAATCTCTGGTATGTATTTTTTTCTTTAGCTTCTATTTCAGCTTCTGTATCCCCCTCTACAACATCTACTAAACCAAAGTTTCTAAGGTAGTAAGACATTGGCATTTTTCTGTTTTGATTTGTAATCAACTCAGAACCTAAAGAGTTTCGCATGCCTGTGCGCGACTTAGCATATATATTTGACGCATAGGCATTACTACCCATGAGTTTTCTAAGCTGTTGTACAGTCCACGTTTTTCCTTCAACACCAGAAGTCGCATGTCCAGTACCAGTGTAAAAAGCTATGTTACTACGACTCAAATGGCTCTTAGCTTCTTTACTAGTGAGTAATGGCATTACACCACTTACCGCGGATTGATACTGACGTATGTTCTGTGTCACACCAGTAAGAACTAAGGCACTTGCAGAACTGTAGGCAGCCTGTACTACTGAAGACCATACCCCATCAGCAGGGTCTATATCCCCAATATCTGTAGTGTTTAAATGAGCACTCTTGATGTCCTTCTCAAAAATGTTTTCTCGCATCTTGAATGCATTAGAAAAACGATTGTACACATCACTGGTACGCATGTCACCCCTATCATTCATAACATTACCTTCAAACAACTGTTGGAATAAAGGCATATCCATCATTTGTGATATCTGACGGTATTGGTCACGTGCGCTTACCTCTAGTTCAAGACCCTGTAATGACCCGTACATCTGATTAAAGAAGTTACCGGGTGCTAAGCGAAGACTCAATCCACTTTCATCGTTAGAAAGAATTTCTGGAAGGGTAGCGTCTTTAGTTTGTCCAGCTGTGCTTGAAGGGTTAGCTTCTTCCTCATATCCAATACGGTCAACATAGGTTTGACCATCAGCATATTGATAAAAAGAAGGTAGGTATACCTCCATTTCTGTAACATCGAAATCCGCATATCTTTCTAGATACTGCATTGCTTCAGCATTGGGCTGCATAGCAACAAATTTGTCTATGAGTTCTGTATTTCTTCCAGAAGCTTTTGATGCAACATCCTCATAAGAATTAGCTTCCGCAATATTTAGTTTATCTACAATAGCTTTAAATGATAAATACTGCGCCTCGTATTTAGGATTACGGTCAGAAGGTTTTTTATTTTTATCAGCTTCGTAATTAGAACGTCTTATATCTAATTCCTGAAGTATAAGACTTTTGTTTCTTGTAAACTCAACGTCTTGACCATTTTTAATCTCACCTCGTAGTCTACGCAGATTACTGAGAAGCATTTGCTCGTAGCTGTTATTGATGTGATTAGGGTCACTCATTTCCCGACGCTCTTTTGCACTAGCGTTCTTATAATCCTCATCGTTCTCAGCAGACAAAGCATAAGCATCAGTGTGCTCTTTCTTAATATTAGCTACCTTTTGTTTAGCTTCGTCAGTACGTCGACCTGCTTCATTATTTAAATCAATAAAAGCCTTACCCACCTTAGAATCTTTAAACAGATTCTGCATTAAAACAGTGGTTGTTGCAAGTGTACCCACCTTATCACTAAGGCTTCCAGAGTACATATCTAAACTTAGATTTATAATACCCTTAATCGCTTCATTACCCTCTGTTGTGTAGATGTCAATTTTTCGGTCACCTAGTTCTGTTTGTATATCAAGAACCATATCGATAACATCCAACAAGTTTTCTACTTCGCCCGGCTTTGTCTTGTTTCCTTTTTCTACATCAAGCAAGTAACCAACAAGTGTTGATTTTTGATTGTTGTTTAAGTAGCTTAATACATCGGTTTTGTCATTAATCAACTCTATACGGTCAACTAACTTTGAGTCCCTAGACTCTTCAAAAGCGCTCGTTGAAGGCTCTTCTGCAGTAGGAGTTACATCTGAAGACTCTGTTGTTGGAGGTGCTTGATTTTGTAGATTATTCTTAATATCATCTAACCTGTTTTGCAATTCACCTTTCTTATTGTCATAACGAGAATTAATCTCATCAATTCCAGACTGGTCAGGTGAACTAGGTTTTTGGATACGAGCTTCTAACAACTCTCTTAACTTAGCCTTGTCAGCATCACTACCAGAGAATTCTTCCAAAACTCGGTCAATCGTTCTATTGTAACGTCCAGCTAAGTGGTCACCTAATACAGAAACAACTGAGAAATTTCGACCACCCTCAATAAGTTGGAATACCGAACCTCCCAAAAGTATTTTACCGGGAATACTTTGAGCACTGTTTGCAATATCTAGAGCGATATCATTAGCGTAGGGCGTACTATATCTTCTTTCTTCAAATTCTTCCGAACTTGCAAAGACATTCAAAGTTGAATGTCCATCCTCATCGGTACTTGTATCCTCTTCAACAGAGATTCTTGACTGTGTCCTACTCGAGTACTCAATCTTTTCTGATGTTGATGACTCTACAGCTTTAGCAGAAGCCTCATCTTCAGCTAATTTAATCTCATTATCTCTCTGTTTATCTAATTCAGTTAACTCAGATTCAATCTGTTTAATCTCATTAGCGGATTCAACATCTATATCTTCTAGTTTCAGTTCCGGAGAAACAGCTTCCATTGATAAATTAGCGTCTGCTAAAAGCCCCTTATTCTTTTCAGACTCACGTATATTGTCAACATGCTCTTGCACATTAAAACCCTCAAGTATCTCACGAGGTATGTTTTGCGTTCTGTTAGCATCGGCACGAGTTGTATTCTCGATTATTCTAACTTCACCATCTTGACCTAAAAATCCAGCTGATTCAGCAAGAAAAATCTCAACTGCCTTATCTTTTATTTCGCTTTGAGGTATTTGATTCACCCCTTCAACTTGTTCCTCTGAAACAGACGACACACCTTCCTCTGTTGACAATACATCTCCAGTAACAAAGGATGCCGCAACATCTTGACCTTTGTATTTATTCTTTACCAAATCATCTACAGCAGCCTGCATATAGATGGATTTTTGTTCAGATGACATGTAATCAAAAGAAATAGTCGATGGATACTTCATCATCACACGACGTGCTCTTTCTTTTGCCTCTTCTAACTTAGGCACAGCAGCTCTAGCAAGGTTACCGTCTTCAGAATTTTTAACGGTGTTAGCATAGTTCTTTACATCAGCCATAGACTGTAAGAACTCATACTTATCCTCTGGAGTCATCTCGTCTATAATATCCTGCTTCTGATTCTTATGATTAATTAATTGAGAACCAAATTTATCTACGAGTTCCTGTTGAGCGTTTAACTGAGCTTCACTATATGTAATTGATTGTTGAGAATCATCTAAGCTCTCATTGGATTTTTTATTTGCAGCAACCATGTCTTCATACACTGCTAACTCGGTTTTATAACTTTGTAACGTCTCTTGTTCAGCGTTAAAGGTTAAATTACCTCTCATAAAGCCGTCAACAGCATTACTTATTCGTTTATTTTGGACACGAGTACCAAGCGAAGCAATACCTGTAGCGGTAAAAAATGTTTGAGCACCAGTCTCCGCAAACATATCGAATAACTCCTTTTGATTGAAATCCTTCAATCCCCATGCTACATCTACAGCATATTGAGCCATCATTATAGACTCCTCCTCTGCAAACTCAAGAGCCAGAACCCTTGGCTGTACTCCTAACGATGTAGCAAGTTTATTTATAAAACCCTTGTGGAACTGCGCTCCGTATTGGTCGGCTAAAATCTTAGCGTTTTCTGCAGTTTTTGCACCCGCAAAGTTTTTAACACCCGATATACCCTTAAAGTATTTAAATGTAAATAGACTTGTAAGACCTGTTTCTATACCACCAACTGTAAATGCATAAGCTTTCTGCTCAGCACGTGTCATGTTTGCCATGCGTTTCAGCTCAGCCTCTTTCCATGCACTTGTAGTGTAGTTTTCACCAAGAACTTTTTTAGCATCTTGCTGCTGCTTCTCAAGGCTATACATGGTTTCACCATAGCCATTCATAAAGGTCAAGGCTAAACCCATCTCTGGATTCATCATATACATAGCAGTAATAGGCAGGCTTTCCATCGTTGCATTACCGCCCTTAGCTAAGACCTCAGCAAAGCTGTTAGCATCCGTTATTCCAGATTCGTAGTATGGTAGCCACTCTTCACGAGTATCTTGAATAACCTCTTTTGTAAGATAACCTAAGTCCTGAAAGTCTGGGTCATTAGCTTTGATGACATCCTTAGATATCATCATTGGAACACCGCCTACTGAAGCACTCTGCATCGGCAATGCTTTCATCAAGCTGCTACCAATATCAGCAATAGATAAGACCAAGGTCTGACCTAAATCTAAGAGTCTTTCTCCAGCTAATACAGCTTGGTCGTAAGCCTCTTGAATATACCGAGACGATACCTCAAACTCTCTAATTGGAGTTGCGTTGTTACGTTCTTGTAACTCCGCTAAGGACTCAAGCATTTCCCCAGCTATCTTACCCTGCACATCTGGGTTTATAGATATTTTTATATCTCTTTTTTCTACGGCTAAAATACCATCGTAATCAGATAGTAGGTGTTGTGCCTCTGCGTATGTTGCTACTCTATCATTAATAAGAAGGTTTTGTCCAAAGCTCATGTCATCAGGAGACATACCAGCGGACATCATCATCTTCATGTGATAATCGTTGTTTGCAAAATCGAAGTGACCTCCATTTGGAGAAGCAGCTATTGCCCCACCAACAACTTTAGAATACGAACGCATACGGGCATTCATATCGTCACCTATTTTCTTTATCTGTTTCTTTTGTGATTCGTCGTCTGTATCTGCATACAAATCATTCAAGATTCGTCTAGCTTCAGTATGACTAAATCCTCCTCTTGACATCTGGTTATAAGCATCATTACTGCCAGTGATTTCTAATAGAGCACTTTGGCCTTCCATGCCTAATTTTGCATTGCTATTAAGACCGGTATTTATAAAAATAGCGGTCATTTCCGTATTGTCTGAATTGTTAATTGACAACTGAGCAAGGCCTATATTGTCAACCTTGCTCGTCATCCAATCTTTCAAACCATCAATAGCAACGTCCTTACGGTAATCACCAGTGTTTGAATGACCTGTAGTCCAGTAGTTTACCCAGTCAATACTCTTTAATGCGGCATCTGTATAAAGTGAAACGGTTTTCTGTTTTCCGTCAGGAGCTGTTATCTTAAGTCGATTTTGACCAACACTAGTTTGTTCAGCTGTAAAACCAAACTTACCATACTCTCTCTCAAACTGTAAATCAGCATCACGCTCATTCATGGTTATCCATGAAAGGTCAGACTCTTTAATAAGTTGAGGTAGTGTTATATCATTATATTGTGGTACGTTCTCGTTGTAATTAGGACTTTGAAATCCAGTATCCGAACCAGATAATACGATGTTGGATTCTGATTCCGAATCCACGGAACCCTGTATCGGTGCGCTTGGTAAGGAAGTTGTAGAAGTAGTTACGCTTGAATTTTTTTTTTCAGCCTCTACCTTAATTGGCTCGTAAAACGATTCGTACAATGATACCAATCCATCATTGTCTGGCGTTTCCATACCGAGTTTTCGATATATAGCTGGTAGATTGTATGATATTCTTTCATTTGCATAGCCATCAATCTCATGCTCGGTCATAACTTCACCATGAGCATAATTCAAGTCATACAACCACTTGTATGCCTTCTTGTTGCTAAACTTTTTCTCTGGCTCAGTCGGAGGTTTTGACTGTGTGTTTTCAGGAATTACAGGGGCTGTTTCCGCTGCAGATAAGTCAACTTCAGGAGCTTCGATAACACTTTTTCGTGCATCCAATGGTGCTTGTAGTGGAGCATTGTTCATTTGTTCGTTGTTCACAATCATTACTTATACATTTCTAAAACATCATACCACCAGTGCTTCGGGCCATATTGAGCCATACCAACTTGTGTTGGAACAGGTGTTTCTCCACTTTTTAAATTGTATGAACCTGCTACAGCATCTGCTTTGCTTCTAAAGTCCGCATCATTCGCGTAGCGTTCTTTCCATCTTGTAGTTAATTCTGGGTCTGTCAAAGGCTTACTAACTACGGGTAATTTAGCAACACTTAACCCAACCAAAGCAGAAGCCGTGTTTGCACCTGCATTACCACCACCGCTTGATATTTGCTTTTTCATATCAGCAATATCAGCGTTTCCAATAAAGTGAACTTGATACCCGGAATTTGTTTGCACACCAATCATTCCTGTAACCTCACTAATTTCATATCCAGATACAGAAGTGTATTTTGCTTGTGGGTATAGCTGCTTAAAATTAGTCAATCCAGTGCCGACAATTTTTGTTGATTGTATACTCCCGTTGTTCATGTCGGTAAAGTAATTGTTAGCAACTGAAAATTTACCAGTACCAGTTCCTGAATATTGATTAAAAAGACTGTTATTATTATTATAACCAAATCTCAAGAAATCATTTACCTCTTTTATTTGATTAACATTGGAAGAACCAGTTAGAGCAGCAGCAATCGATATCTCCGCAGTAACTAAATCTCTATAATATTGAGCAGCATTAGGGTTTCCATTAACGAGATACTCGTTGCTCATACCGTTTTCAACAACACTCATCGGCAAAACGGTCATACTGTAATCAGTAGGTTTTTTACCACTTCCACGGGGACTTAACTTACCATCACGAATTTCCTTAACGGAAACATCCATACCCTTGAAGGTATTATCGCGAAGCATTGCATCAATCAGCTTTTGGTTGTCCTCATTGATGGTGTAACGCATATTAGCGTCACGCTCCATAACCAACGGGTCTTTTTTAAATGTCAAAGGATTGCCGTCCTTATCATACAAACCAGCAAATTGATTTTGTCTTGATTCGACATCCTTATATCCTTCGAATCCCATATCAGTTGGAGCTAATGCACCTAAATCTGCCAGCATACTTACATACTCTAAATAAGGAGTAGCAGCAATGTTCGTCTCTACTGTATTACGAATGTCCCCAAATGTCTCAGGTGCAATACCTCTATAATACAAATCGGTTCCACTATTTAATCTTTGACTTTGAGGATAAAGGGGACTAGGTATTACCTGTCCATTCTCATTTACATAAGTCTCACGTTTTCCAAAACCACCTAAAATAGTCTGTACTCTATCTTGTACTGTAACTTGATTAATCAACTCTCTATTAGGAGAAACACTTTCAGTTAAACCTCTACGGCCACTGAAAATCTGTAACTCACCATTTTCATCTAAATACTCTTGGTCTACATTGACAACAAGCTTTCTTAAACCATTTCTGTCTATAACATTAGAGAAATAAAACTGCTTTTCTGCAGGTCTTTGAGTACCGTCTGGTAGATTAATCATACCGGGTATTCCTTTTTGTGGATACCAACCAGCAATGAGACTATTCTTTTCAGCTACAGAAGCCTTTCCGTCGGCAACTCTTTTCTCAGTCTCGTCATAGTTATTTTTAAAAAGCTCAAGTCTTTTTCCTAAAACTTGCACTTGTGACATTTGATTAGAAAACTCTGCGCTTACAGCACCAAGGCTCATTTTACCACCCATGTTTTCCATCTGAGCATCCTGCAATGCTTGAGCCGCTAACTGACCTGCTTGTAAATGACCGATATCTATATCTTCAATACCAGTATGTACAAAATCACTTTTCTCTGTTAAATCATCAAGTTGCTTAGAACGTTCTTGTCGTCTTAGATTTCTAGACTGTTCAGTCTTAGCCTTTCCTGAAGCATAAAGACCTACTAGACCGTCAAAATCAGTCTCTACAGGTCTTATGAAAAATCCTCCTTTAAATGCCATAATTATCCTTCCAGTAGATTAAATCTTAACGAGCCATCTGGGTTAAACAAATTAATGCCTGGTTTATTCAGATTTAAATTAGATTCAGTATTTAAATTCAAATTAACATTACCTACCTGTCCATTCTCATTGACAACCATTCCAGATTGCGCCATACGTGCGCGTCTTTTTAACTCTTGTTTATACGCTTTTTTATCAACGCCAAGACCAGCCATTCGGTCTTCATAGGCGTTACCAGCGCCAACCATCATTTTTGCACCGCCCATAAGAGCGTCAGAGCGCATTTGGTTACCCGCAGAAAGCTGAGCTTGTAATGATTGAATTTCAAACATATCACGTGCTTCCTCCATATTACGAAGAGCAACGTCATCTTGCGCCTCCAGAATGTCAAATTGAGATTGCTTATCAATCATTCTGTTTATTTGGTCTAAACGTCCTTTCTGAATTTGCTCGTTACCTGTGCTTAGAATAGCTAATGCATCTGAAGCATCCATTCCTCCAGCAACATCAACAAGACCCGCTTGACTTTCCGAAAACGTATTTAAAGCTGTTCTCTCAGCCTCTAATGAAGGACTGAGTGCAGCGTATGCATTTGTTAAATCTTGTGCTCTAAACTCTTCTAGACCCTTTAGGGCGTCTTTACGCATGGCTGTTCCTTGCATGTAGGTGTCGATTGCTCCGTAAGCACCAAGCATCAACCCAAGTCCTGTCATTACACCCATATTATCACTTTTTATTAATTACAAATATACGAATTTACATGTAGCTCTTAAATACCTCTGAATTGGAGGCAAATAGCTCTACTTTACTATTAGTTGCGTTAACAAGCTCAATTGAGGCATAATAACCGCGAAGCCCATAAGACTCTGATTGAGGGTTTTTTCCAACGAAAATAAAGTCCCCTACTTGCGGATTACCAGTTGATGAAGCTGTGGTTATTACAGCACCTGAAACACTGTCAATTGTGCCGATTAAACTACCAACACCTGCATTTAAGAAATAAAGCTTATCACCAGCAACACCATCAGCGTTATTAGCGCTTACTTGATTAGGGATATCATAACTAAATGTATAGTCATTACCACTGACGGAAACTAAATTTCCAATACCTACAATAGATAGCTCATTATAATTCAACTCGTCATTAGATTTTCTTCTTACGTAACCATACATAAGATTTTCTTTATCCTCAAACTTAGTTGCACCTATAGAACCTATCTCACCGTTTTCCATTTCACTAGATAAATCTGCCGCCCATTGACTACTGTTTGTTTCTAGCTTAAGGTTTTTAAACACCTTTACATCAGATGGCCCTTTATTTGAAACAAAGGTTATCTTCATAAGATACTGAGAACCGTAAAAATTCATCCTAGCATCATTGGTGTCGTGTTTATATAGATTACCGTTTTTAAAGGTAAAAAACTCCGCACCAAGACCTACCATCCATTCGGGTTCATAAGAGTGGAAACTTGTCCACCCTTTAACGTCTTCAGAATATGTTATTGTTGTAGCCATAATTATGGGGTTGGATTATCATCACCTCCTCCTACACCGCTAACCGCTTCATCTGTAGGGGTACAAGAGCCATCTTGATAATCAAATATAATATACAAAATGTCGTCGATTGAGCTGGGTGAAAAAGTAAATGAACCAGTAGTCTCTTGGAATACAGAGTTCGTTGGTGTGTTAGTCTGAGATAAGAATGTCGTAGAAGAGTCTGATTGCACTTGTGCAGGTGTTTTCACAGCACTAGTAACTAAATAACCAAATCTAGAACACGAGTTAAAGAACGCATTGTGTTCTCTAAATATTCTATAGCTACTCAACAACACATTGTCAGCATCAGCTGGTATAAATATATTGTCTTCTGGGCCTACAATAGATTCATTTCTTGCTATACCGTCTGCAGCGAACACATCAGTCTGTGAGTAATAGCTTGGTGAAGTACCAACGCTGAATCTGTTTATGATAGATTTACCAGCATCGTTAATATCATTCATTACTATGATTTTAACTTCTCTGTTAGCAACCTGTGGGCACTCATGCTCTAACTGAATATCAAGAGCCTGTGTAGCTGTTATGGTTACAGTAGCCTCAGAATCAGCAGCCAAGCTAGAATTTGTTAGCGAGAGATTGAAGTTGTTTGTCCCTAATGTTAAATTATGAGTTGTTGTCGTTCCATTATAAACCACCTTTAGAGTACCAGCACCTAA